AATGAAAATAGTTAGAATAGATTTACAAGGGGCTTGTGAGCCTATGGAATTTAAATCTAAAAAATCATTAAGAGAATATTTAATTAATTTTCATTTACAAGATTATCACGAAGAAGATGAGTATGGAGTTGAAGACATAAAGTTAATTAAATCATTTAGTCTAGATCAAATATGTGATTATTTTGGTTGGGGCTATGAACAAGCAAACACACAGAAAGGATAGTATGACAAAAATAACTCAATATGATGCTCAAATGGTTGCAGATTGGTACAATGGAAGTAATTTAATTCATACTTCAATTGCAACAAATAAAAAAATAAAAAAGTTATTTGAGCAAAGTGAAAAATTAAGATTAAAAGCACATAAAATAGTTGTTAATGATAATTATTGGAAGTTTAAATTTAAAGGTAAAAGTTATAGACAATTAAAAGTAATATATAATAATAATAAATAAGGAAGGGGGATATGAGATGACAAAAGAAGAATATGCACAAAAAGAAGTAGATATAATGGAAGATGTAAAAGATATGAAAGAATTTATTTATTACCATTTTTATTCAAGAGTTGAGAAAATGACAGATAAGGAATTTAAACAATACATTGATGACTTACAATGGAATGACTAACAACAGAAAGGATACGAGATGAAGAAATACGAGAACTACCACCCATCAATATTAGATATAAAATTTTATTTACATGACGAAGATGGAAACGAAATAGAAAATAAAGATGGTACTACTAAAGAATTTAGATTTAAAGAGGGTATTAGATTTAAACCTTTAGAATATTTATGTGAGGACTTAACCACAGACGCATTAGAAGAAATAAAAGACTAACCAATAACCTAACCTAACTTTTCCAAATATGATCTACAATCTTCAAGACCTAGAGCTATGGGTGTAACCTTAAGTCCACAAGCGACAAGCTCGTCTATCTGTTTACCAGAGTACAAGCACAGGCGTGATTTCTTAACATCTTTAACCAATATGAATGTGTTGATGGGGTGTCGGATATGAAAAGATATTTGGTGAGGGGACAGGCGAATCTTATTCCCAGTTTGAACGACCTTGAGTTCTATAGTGAAGCAGTGACCATTAGAATTAAAAACCAATATATCAGGAGTCCCAAGTACACAGGTGTTTTCCAACCTAGTATGTGAAAGCACAGGCGTATTTTTTTTCCAATACTTCCAGAATTCTGTTTCAGGTTTTGCCACATCTAAAGTTTTTTCTTAACAGCAGACATTCTCCAACTTTCACCAGTGGATATTTCAAATACTAATCTATGAGATTCTCTTGCACCTATAACATTGTTTTCAAATAGTGTTATAGAATTTATATCAAAGTAACCATCTGGAGAGTGAAACTCACCTCTAGGTAACTTAACTTGAACTCTAGCATTTTGACATGTTGGTGATTTTAAAAATCTATCTAATTGTTTGGCTAATTCTTTCGCATTTATCATAAATTTGACTTGTACCCTAAATTACTCTATACGTCAACATATGGGAGTACCAAAAAGATTAACAGAAAAACAGATTAAATTTGCTCAATTAGTTGTAGCTAATGAAGGTCGTATGAATGGCACGGAATGTGCTAAAGAAGCTGGTTATGGAGAGGCCGCAAGGATTAGAGCATATGAATTACAGAACCCCAAAAAATATCCATTGGTTGTCAATTACATAGGTGAACTACGAGAAGAGAACCAGAAGAAATATGCTGTTACATTTGAAAGACATATTACAGAATTAGCCAAGATTAGAAAAGCAGCAATGGACAAAGGTGCTTTTTCAGCAGCAACAAATGCAGAAGTTGCTAGAGGTAAAGCAGCAGGATTATATATAGAGCAGAAAATTATTAGAACAGGGAAGATAGATGACCTATCAGCAGAGGAACTAGAATCAAGAATGAAACAGATTATAGATGAATACTCACCTATATTAGAGGGTGTTGAAGCAGAAGAATTAACCAAGAAAGTTAAAAGTAAGGTTAAAGAATCAAGGCTTCCAAAGTTAAAGAAACTTAATTAATTTTCTTAATAGATACAATTACAGACGTTGGTATTATAGTAGTGTTACCGATAGTATCAAAGGTAGGCTTATCTTTAGTTTTAATGTAATCAGTAAATATTCTAGTCACACCTTTTGTTTGGCTAACCAGATAACCTTTGGATACACATGTAGGTAGTTTTGATTTGTTTAAATCTTTAGTATCAGACCAACCCGCATCACCTTCAATATCAGACCATTCAATCTCTACAAAGGGGTAAGCTGATATATCATTACCTAATGACTTAACATTAAGGGGAATAGTTTTCTTACTCTTGACTTTTCTTTTTTTCTTCTTTTTAGGCATACTGCCTTCATAACATCTCTATAGTACCTTTTCAAACCAAAAGAGGTTTATAAAAAAAACCAAAAAAGTTGTCTCGCGTAGGGAGACGTCTTTGTGTTTTTTGTGTAGCGCTGTGTAAGGTCATTTTACACAAGAATTGCTTAATTAAGCTATATGTACCAACAGTTTTCTGTTTTTGTGTCGTTGTGTAAGCTTTTTTAAACTTTTTTATTTTTTTTTTTTTTTATTTAGTTTGAAAAGGTACTATAGGGCAGAATCTTGCCTTATTCTTGCCTCATTTTATAGTACTGATCTACCCTAGCAAGCCATTTGTGTTGGTAATCAACGAATTCTTGACCCTCGACTATAAATTCTTGAAACAAATTGTCTTTAGTACAGATCAAATTCACGCCTTGTGTGATGTTTGTGCCATACACAAAGTTGTGGGCCATGGCATATGCTCCAAGTTGCATGAAGTAATCTTCTATCCACTCTCTCCGTTTGGGCTTGTTTGATTGCTTAAAATCTATTATACTTTCGATCCCATCATATACACCCACTAAATCAGTGGCTCCTGCGTACAATTCGGGGTAATATAGGGTAACCTCATTGCCCCATACTTCAGATAACCTATTGTTTAAGCCATCTTTTATGATCTGATCTGCCATAACCGTTGCTTGTCTACCTAAAGGCGTTAGATCTATGCGTTTTGTACCATTAACATAAGCTTCTAGTATATTGTGCATAGCCGTACCGCGAGCGGCCGCAGTTTCCGTGATCCGTGTTGCTTCATTAATGCCTACCCTATCACGCCACCTGGACAATGATTCTTGCTTCTCCTTACTCTGTGTATTAGACAATATAGTTGTAACACTTGGCAATTTTTTGTTATCTTTATTAATATCATAGTGTCTTTTACCACCGATCATAGACCTCATGGATCTAGGATACTCAAATCTTTTATTCCATTTCATTATAATTTATCTTTCAAACTATCTACGTAGTCTTGAGTTTCTTTATCTAATTCTCTTTCTTTTCTATTAGCTTTAGATTGTTTTAACGACTCATCTAATTCCTTAATTTGTTTTTGACCAAAGATTGTATCAAAGTTGTCTCTATATTTATCAGTGCTTGGTCTAGACTTACCGTCCCATTGTCTATCTTTTTTTTCTGTAACCATATCCCCTCTCTCTGTCTCCATATAATTTTTGCCATGACCATGAAGTCAACATGGTTGAATAATGATATATAATCTCTAATAATTTACGTACCATAACCTATCTCTCCCCCCACTCTAATATAATTGTTCCAATCATTTGGATTACTGTCTCTCTTTCTTTGATTACATCCGACACAGCAGAATACTACATTATTATATTTGTAGGTCAACCTAGAATCATATCTATCTATAGAAAAATTGGTTTGTACCTGGCTTTTTTGGCCCGTATGCCCTTTACCTCTAGTACCTAAACGTCTCATAAAAGAATATTCTTTCAAACAATAACTACAAATTCTTCCATTCATTTTAGGAAATTTTTCTTTCATAATTTGTATGTGGTTCATGTACAACTGCCAAAAATCCTGTTTCGTGATCTCTGGTATCCATTTCGTTTGCCGTGACGGGTTGTATTTAGAACTAATGTTCCTTAACACATACCCACGTTCCGAGTTCTCATACGCATGATCTACTTTTAATCTACGAAGATCATTAGGATCAGAGTAGGGCACTATGCACCTATCTTTTTAAGGTCTGCCACACTATCAATTTGATTAAGCTGATGTTGCTCTATCTCATACAATGGGGCCTTTGTTGGGAAGCTTGTACCATCATCCCTGTGCCGTAGTTCACCCTTCTCGTAAAATTTAGCTTTATCCAAAAAGTCTTTTTTAGGTAACCAACCACATATCTCTACATGCTCTTCTCGTTTGTTAAGATTAACAAACAATAATATATCAGAGGGTATATCTTTTTGATAACCTACAAAGTTATGTACCCAGTTATCTCTCATATCAAAGTTACGAGCCATAGATTTTATATCGACCATCTTATTATTAATAGATATGTCTTCAGCTATAATGCCCTCACCGTATGTTGGATATTCTAACCCTAGTATTCTATGAGTTATAAGATCTCCTATCAGGCCTGTGTATTGATGGGTATAAGTTCCGTTAAAACCTGTACCTCTGTTACCGAAGTTCTTACCTACAAGAACTCCTTTTGCGTATTCCTTATCTTCTGCCTTAATTGCTTCTTTTATCATTGTTTATCTCCTTTATTAAATTTAACAACGTTTTTACCAAGCAACGCATTAGATGTCTCAACGCGTGTTTTGTTAGCAAGATCATTAAGTTTTGTTTCCAAACCAGGTTCTTTTTTTTCTGCCTGCCATTGCTTTGTGCTTTTAGGGCAATGCATCATGTAGGTATGAGTAAATTTTTCGTTATCACTTAACTTTTCATGTATTTCATCTACCTGCAATTGCATCCATTCTTCAAGATCAGTAAAATAATCTAGTTTAAATATAGGATCCCAATTTTTAAAATTACCCCCTGTAATTTTAATTCTATGTGAACCTATAAAATTATCAGATTCATCACCATCATCATTGTGATCCATATTACCATTAAAATCATCCCAATATGTTGTAATGTTTATTTTTTTGATATCATCTTTCTTACTCATTTGTTGTTCCTTTCTAGTTCCATGATTTGTACATACTCGTTTAGTCGATCTACTTCTTTCGCAAGCATTAAGTTATCATGTTTTGTTTGTTTTAATTCCTGCTCTAACATTTTTATTTCTTCTGTTAAATCAAGGGTTTGTTTGTTTTTTACCATTTTTTATTATGTATTTAAGTATCGTAGTTGTTGGATCAATATTTTTACTGCAATGGCTTAAGCAAAGGATAGCTATCAAAATAATCATCAAACTCTTTGTCATAAACCTCTCCTTCTGAATTGCATAAAGTACATTGAGCAACAACGTCTACTCTACCTTCTTCTAATAACACTTTAATAAATCCGTTACCCCGACACTTTGGGCACGTCTTT